ACCGAGGGCAGCGGCGATGCGTCCGTAAGTGTCGCGGCAACGTGGGTCACGGCATCCTCGATCATCGTCGTATCTCCCGGCGCTGCAACGGCAGACCACGACGTAGAGGACGCGCTACTCGAACAGATCACGGCCAGCGTCACCGCCCTGTCGGCGGGCGTCGGCTTCACTATCACGGCACATGCTCCGAACGGGACATGGGGCCAGTACACATTCAACGCTGTGGGGCTTTAGAGAATGTCAGTTGTTCTTCGCGGTGGCGCGTCTGGTCTGTTGCCGGATGCAAAGGCGGGTATCGGCGGCGAGGTCGCGCTGGTTGTCTCGAATGAGGCGACACTTGCCGAGGCCGGCTATCAGTCGGCAATGAGCGTTGTCGATCCCGGCACCGTCGTCACGAACGGCATCCGGCGCGAGTTTGACGTTTCCGCCGACTTCCGCCAGCGCGTCGGCGTCGACACGATGCTCTGGCAGGACGTGTTCTCTTACACGCCGATCAATGCGTCGGCCTACGGCGTCATCACGTCTACGATGACGATTGACCAGTCCACGAACACCGGCCTTCTGACGCTCAACGCGAGCGGCGTCACGGCGACGGGCAACCACGTTGTCCTGCGTACCTATCGCACGTTCCCGGTCATTAACGCCGCCCCGACTTATCTGTATTTTGCCGCCATCGGCGTGAACCAGACGGCAGTGAACGCGCAATGCGATATCGGCCTCGGCTATGCGCTGACCACGGCGGCACCGACCGACGGCGTGTTCTTCCGCTGGAAGCTCAACGGCGATCTGGTCGGCGTGCTTTGCAACAACTCGGTCGAAACCGAGACCTCGGCGCTTGCGAAGATCTCCGACAACGAGCGTGGCGAATACCTCATCGTTATGAACGATGAGGACGTCGAATTCTGGATCGACGGTATCTTCCGCGCCCGTCTAACCGCCGTCACGACCTACACCGGCCACGGCGTCACGCGCTCGCCCGCACTCCCCTTTGTCGCTCGCTTGTTCAATAGCGGCATCGCGGGTGCGGCTAAGTCGCTTCGTCTTGCCGAAGTGTCGATTAGCATGGGCGACATTGCGACAAACCGCCCTTGGGATACGCAGATGGCCGGAATGGAACTGGGCGCGCACCAGATCCCGCCCGGCGCTACGGCAGCGCAGTCCGCGACGTGGGGCAACTCTGCCGCCCCCGCTTCAATCGTTCTCGCAAACAACGGTGCGGGCGCTAACACGCTCACCACACTTGGCGGCTTGTTCCAATTTGCCGCCCCGGCTGGCGCTGAGACCGACTTTGTAATTTTCACATACACGGTTCCGGCTGGCTCGGTTACGCAGCCCGGCAAAAACCTCGTCATTAGCGGCGTTCGCATCGATACGGTGAACACGGGTGCTGCCGTTGCGACCACGGCAACGACGCTCTTTTGGGCCTTGGGCGTCGGCGGTACGGCGGCGGACCTCGCTACGGCAGACAGCTTGACGGCAGCAACGCGCGCTTATCGACGCATCCCGCTTGGCATTCAGTCGTTCATTGTGGGTGCTGTGGCTGGCGCACAAGGTCCGGTGATTGCCTTAAACCTTGACGCCCCCGTGGTCGTCGCCCCCGGTACGCGCGTCAACGGCATCGTCCGCATTCCGATTGGCACGGCGACGGGTTCGCAAGTCATTCGCGGCATGATCACGATCAACGGCTATTTCGAGTAAGTCCGATGGTCCACCTCTCGGCGGGCGAACTTGGAGGCACTGTGGTTGACGGCGACGGATGGGTCATCGGCACGGAGCGTGTGTTTAGCGGTTTGATCTATCGCAGGATTGACGAGGAACAAGCGGTTTTCTGCGGGATTGAGTAATGACTTTCTCGACGGCGTTTCAGGCTGATGCGTTTCAGGTTGACGCCTTCCAGATATACATTCCTCCGCCGACCCCGCCGACGACTGGCACGGGCGGCTTCATCCCGTATGCGAAGGGCGAGCGCAAGAAGCGCGGCCTTGAGTGGGAACGTAAAGACCTAGACTGGAAGGCCGAATTACAGCGGGCCTACGCCATCCTGAATGGCGAGCTTATCGATGTTGCGGACGTTGCGGAAATCCGCGCCGCCGTCGCCCCGCACGCTGCGGCATCGGACACGAGACTTCCGCCGGTATCGGCAATCGACTTCGCGGCGCTGGCTGCGGACATAGAAGCAACGCGCGTGGTTCTGGCTGCATATGAAGCGGCCATTATCGCACGCGACAACTACTTGCGCGAACTCGACGACGAAGAGGCGATTCTGCTGCTGTCATGACCAAATATATATGGGGCGGCGATGATTGGGTGGACGTGGCAACTCTGGAAAAGGCACCGCGCGTCGGGCCTTTCATTATCAGTGATACGCCAACGTACATTTCGCCTGTCACGGGCAAAGCGGTGGATGGCCGCGCTGCTCGACGTGAAGATTTGAAGCGTTCCGGCTCGCGTGAGGTTGACCCCTCCGAATTCAAGCCGGTCTATCGGAATGCAGAGTTTGCGAAGAAACGCGGTTTGGAAGTTGGCGGTGATCCGCTCGCCAAGCCGGTGAGATTGCCGACGACTATCGGCGCTTAACCAGAGGGACCAAATGACCGACGTTGCCAACGGGGGCGCGACAACGCCCGCCGAGAAGCCTTCTATCGAAGAAACCATGAGCGCCGCGTTCGACAAGATCACGGCTTTCGAGGCGTCCGCCCCCGCAGAGTCCCTCCCTGAGGGCGCGGGCCTTCCATCGGTCGAGCATGAGAGCGAGCAGCCCGTTCCTTCGTCCAACCCGGACAGGTTACGCGGCCCCGATGGCAAGTTTATCGAGAAAACCAAAACGGCAGAAGCGCCCTCTGTGGCCGCTCCCGTCGAACCGAATCCCGCCCCTACAAAGGCGGAACCGCAGCCCGTTGTGTCGGCACCGACAAGCTGGGCGGCAGACAAGCGCGCACTCCTGGATAAAGCCGATCCCGCTCTTCGCGATTATGTCGCGTTGCGCGAGAAACAGCAGCAGGACGGCGTTGCAAAACTCAAGGCCGAGTACGAAGGCAAACTAGGCAATCTCGCTCCGATTGCGGAAGCGTTGCGACCCGTGGAAGCGCGTCTGAAGGTGAACAACATTCACCCCGCGCAATACGTGTCCAATCTCGCAGCGGCAGATGAGGCGCTTAGGACCAACCCGCAGCAAGCGATTCGAGAAATCGCACGCATGTACGGGATCGACCTCGGCAGTGTCCAAGCCGGGGCACAGCAGGGCTATCAAGCCCCACTGGACCCCAATCTAGCCGCGCTACAGCAGCGGCTTGAGCAGACGGAACGCTTCCTCAACTCGCGCCTACAGGCCGAGCAGCAGGAAAAGCAGACGCACATCCTCTCGCTTATCGAGCGGTTCAAGTCCGATCCGGCGAATGAACACTATGAAGCGGTCGAAGCCGACATGCTTCCGATGGTGTCGCATCTCAAGGCAACGCGCCCTGAGTTGTCGCCCGATCAGGTCTTGAAAGAGGCTTACGACCGGGCGGTTCACGCCAACCCGGAAACCCGCGCAAAGGTCTTTGCCGCACAGCAGACCGCGCAGGAAGCCGCACGCAAAGCAGAAGCCGAGAAGAAGGCGTCAGAAGCACGACGGGTCGCGCAGACCAATGTTGCCACGCGCGGCACCGTGGGGGCTTCCCCGTCCACGCCCAAGTCAATGGAAGAAACGATCCGCCAAGCGGCTGATCGTATCTACAGCGCGGCCTAACCCCACCTCATAAGGACATAGGCCATGCCTAGCCCCAACAGCACGTTTACCGAAATCGTCACCACGACGCTTCGGAACCATCCGACGGAAGTGTCGGACAACGTCTCGACCAACAACGCCCTGTACTCGCGCCTGAAGAAGCGCGGCAAGATCAAGTCGCTTTCGGGCGGCTATGAGATTGTTCGCCCACTGGATTATGCGGAAAATAGCACTTTTCAGCGCTATTCAGGATTTGATACCTTGAACGTCAATGCGTCGGACGTTCTGACCGCCGCCAAGTACGACTGGGTGCAGGCTGCGATCAACATCGTGGCTTCGGGTAAGGAACTCCGCATGAACTCCGGCAAGGAGCAGCTTATTGATCTGGCTGCCGCTCGCCTGAAGAACGCCATGCGTACCGCCGCCAACAACATGAGCGTCGATCTGTATTCGTCGGGCGCTCTGACGAACCAGATGGGCGGTCTCGCGCACATCATCCAGACGAACGGCCAGGGTACGGTCGGCGGTATCGTCTCGGGCACCTACACGTTCTGGCGCAACAAGTTCCTCGAAGCCACTGGCACGAACCTCGTCACGAAGTCGAACATCAAGGGTTTTATGAACACCCTTTATCTCGACCTCGTTCGCGGCGCGGACAAGCCGGACCTCGTGGTCTCGACCCATGACTTCTTCGCGATGTACTGGGAGAGCCTTCAGGACTTGCAGCGTTACGCCGACAGCGACAGCGCCACGGCGGGCTTCCGCTCGCTGAAGTACGTGGACTCGGATGTGATCTTCGATTCGAACACGAACTTCGCCACGACCGGCGAGCGCATGTACTTCCTGAACACCAACTATCTCGAACTCGTCGAGCACCGCGATGCGAAGTGGACGACGATGGACGAGAAGTTCTCGGTCAATCAGGACGGCGTTGTGATCCCTGTTCTGTGGATGGGCCAGCTTGTCTGCTCCAACCGCGCGCTTCAGGGCATCCTCATCGACGCGGCCTAATAGCTGCGTAAACCAACAGGGGCGGGGCTTTCGGGCCTCGCCCTTTTCTTTTCGGAAAGGGTAAACACACATGGCGACTTTTGGAGCCAAGCTGACGGAGACGTATACGTCTCTCAACGGCAACACGCCGGGCGCGGGTTTCTCGCTCGGTGACATTTACACGGACGGCGCGGGCATCAAGTACAAGCTCGTGCAGTACGACACGGGCGCTGGTGGCATTGCCGCCGTTGCCAACCAGATGGCGTACTACTACGCGCCGGGCGGTGTGTCGGCGGGTGCGACCAATGTGGTCACGTCCGACCTGTCGGATTCGGCTGGCGTCGGCGCTGGTATGCTCCTGTCGGCCCCGGCTGATAACGAGTACGCCTGGATTCAGATCAGCGGCCCGGCAACTCTCGCTCTCGCACTTACGGCAGGTGCGGACGGCAACGCGCTTACTGCGGTCGGTTCGACCGACGGCGCGCTCGACGTGTCGGCGGCTGTCACTGACCATATCTGCGCGATCTGCATCGACGCTACGGCGAAGATCGTGCTTCTGACTTGCCCGGAGTAACGGGCTGACGGGCGGGGGGCTTCGGCCTCCCGCCTTTTTCTTTTTCGGAGGGAACCGAAACCATGGACATCGACAACAGCGCGTACAACCGAGAACGCCCGAACATCGCCGTTCTCCGCTTTTGGATCGAATACGAGGATGTGGCGGGAAAGCCCGGCGAGCCTCGTGAAGTCCACATGGTTGAGTGGGTCAAGAAGGGCACGAACGGCGCGACAACCTGCGAGAAGGTCGCCCGCTCGATCAAGTCCGACGCAATGCGGGAGATTATCGAGCCTGCATACAAGTCGTGGCTCAAGGGCCAGGAGGAGCCGGTTGACGGCACCCCGCTTTCGGCATGGCCCGGGGTAAATCCCGCACAGGCGGATCGGCTCAAGGCGCTGCATCTTCGCACGGTTGAGGATGTTGCGGGCATGAACGATGCGGACATGAACCGTGTCGGCATGGGTGCGCTCGCCCTCCGCGATAAGGCACGCGCGTTCGTTGCGGCAAAGAAAGACACGGCCCCGCTCGCCGAAGCTATGGCGCAGAAGGACGCAGAGATTGCGGACCTACGCGCGCAACTCGCGGAAGTCATCGAGAACATGGACAAGCTCGCAGCGGCGAACAACATGCCGCGCCGTGGGCGTCCGCCGAAGGCCGAAGCGGCCTAGTACATGCCACCGCTTCCCATGGACCCGAAGGTACGCTTCGCAAAGCACTATGTGCCGGAACCTAATAGTGGGTGCTGGCTCTGGATCGGAGCGCATTCGACTGCAACCGGATACGGGAACTTCCGCATTTCCCCGAAAGCAAATGCGGAACCCGCACACCGCGCATCGTGGCGGCTTCATTGCGGATCGATACCAGGCGGAATGCAGATTTGCCACAGGTGCGACGTTCCGGCTTGCGTCAACCCAGACCACCTGTTCGTCGGAACTCCGACAGACAACATGAGAGACGCGGCCCAAAAGGGCCGAATGAATTGGAAGCCTAACGAAGTCCGCGCCCTAAAGAGGGGCATTGAACACCCCGCAGCAAAGTTGACGGAAGCCGACGTGCTGGCAATTCGTGCCAGCGCGCGATTGGGCATCGAGTTGGCGGAAGCGTATGGCGTCTCGAACGTAACAATCAGCCGAATTCAGCGCCGATTGCTTTGGAGGCATGTGCCTTGAGTTTGTTGTCGTTAATTCAGGATGCCACGGACGAACTACAGATTCGCCGCCCGTCCGCTGTTGTCGGCTCGTCCGATGCGGAAGTGCAGCATCTGTTTCGTTTGGCGAAGAAGGAAGGGCTTGAACTCCCGAAGCGCGGGGAGTGGCAGCAGCTTCGCACGCAATCGACGTTTACGACCCTCGCGCAAGAGGCGCAGACGGGCATGGTCCCGACCGACCTTGTGCGGTTCATCAATGAGACATTCTGGAATCGCTCGGCCCGCCGGCAGTTGAAGGGGCCGCTAACGTCGCAGGACTGGCAGACGCTGAAGGCCATGTCCTCGTCGCCCATCGTTGACTGTTATACGTTCTACGGCTCGGACATTCTCGTTCAACCGGTTCCGGCAGCGGGGCAGACGTTCGCGTTTGAATACATTTCCTCGAATTACTGCGCTTCGTCCGGTGGTACTCCGCAAGCGGTCTGGACGGCGGACACGGACACCGGACGCATCCCCGAAGAACTCTTTACGCTCGGGATCATCTGGCGATTCCTCAAGGCGACGGGCCAGCCGTATCAGGACGAGCAGGGGACGTATGAAGGGCAAATCCGGCAATACCTGATCGGCAACAAGCCGAAGGTAACGCTTGATATGGGCGGTGGTTGGGACACGCGCCGCCCCGGCATCTATGTTCCAGAAGGTTATTGGAACGTATGAGTCGGTCGATATCTCGGGCGGCGGCGGTCTCCTCAACGGTTCCCGCGCCGGTAGAGGGCTGGGATACCAGAGAGGCCCTCGCAGACATGCCGCCTAAGAGAGCCGTGATCCTGGACAATTGGTTTCCGCAGACGGACAAGGTTGCCATTCGTCCGGGGTACGCCTCGCACGCGACGGGCCTCGGTTCCGCCGTTGAAACCTTGATGGAGTACGTTCCGCGCAACGGGACGGCGCAACTCTTCGCGGCGGCTGGCACGGATATCTATGACGTATCGTCGGCGGGTGCTGTAGGTGCGGCGGTCGTTTCCAGCCTTACAAATGCGCGCTGGCAATATGTGAATTTCGGCACGGCGGGCGGTCAGTTTCTTCGATGCGTCAACGGTGTCGATACGCCGCTTATCTATGACGGCGCAACGTGGGCGACAACGGCAATCACAGGGCCCACGGCGGCGAACCTTATCTGGATCAACGCGCATCAGCGGCGCTTGTGGACGGGCGAGAAAGACAGCCTTTCGGCGTGGTACGCGCCGGTCAATACCGTGTCGGGTGCTTTCACGGAGTTTCCGCTTTACGGCATCGCAAAGCGCGGCGGTTATATCATGGCAATGGCAACCTGGACCCGTGACGCGGGTGACGGGTTGGACGACGTTGCCGTATTCATGACCTCCGAGGGCGAGGCGATTGTTTATCAGGGTACGGACCCGTCATCTGCCGCAACGTGGGCGCTGATTGGCGTGTTCTTCATCGGTAAGCCAATCGGGCGTCGGTGCTTCATCAAGGCCGGTGGCGATTGCATCCTGTTGACGGATGACGGCGCGGTTCCGTTGTCGTCCATTCTTTCGGTTGACAAGTCGCAGGCCGAAAAGGTCGCACTTACTCAGCAGATCAATAAGGCGTTTAACGATTACGTCCGCAACTACGGCAGCGTCTACGGATGGCAGCCCTTCATCTACCCCCGCCGCACGATGCTTGTGCTTAACGTGCCGATTTCCTCGACATCCGCTTACCAGATTGCGTTTAATACCATCACGAAAGCCCCGTGCCGGTTCGTCAATATCCCCGCGATTTGCTGGTCGCTAAAGGGGAATGACGCTTACTTCGGATCGTCTAACGGCACGGTCTATAAGTTTGACGGGGGCGCGACTTCGGACGCGGGATCAAATATCACGACCGACGCTTTGCAGGCGTTCTCGTATTTCGGCAAGCCCGGAATGAACAAAGCCTTCAA